TACTGGTATGCGGAGGTAGAGGATTGAACTTTCCAATTGACTTTCTGTTTGTAGGAGTTATCTGCACCGGCATCGTATATGGATATTTAATCTTTTTGCTTTGGTGGGAGGAGAGAAAGCGGTGATAGTGCCGCTTTTTTTGTTGCTTGCGCCGAACAGTAATAAAGTAACATTTTCACAAATTACGTGCGTACAAAAAAGCCCTCACGAAGAGGGCTTGAGTCTTACGAAAGTCCGAGGACTGTTTCTAAGTCGGGCGCAAAGTAGTTTGGACCTTTGAGTACCTTTCCATCTTCTCGATAGATCGGACGTCCATTCTCTCCCAGTTTGGACATATTGGACTTGTGTACCTCAAAGAAACATTCGTCCAAGTCTACCCCAAAGGTATGACCAGCACCATAGACAACATAGAGGAGATCAGTAAGTGCGTCAGCAACTTCTACGATGTCTCCATCAGCAAGTGCTTCACGCAACTCATCAAGCTCTTCTGCAATGAGATCTACTCGGAGGTCTTGCACGGGCTGACTCCGAAGGGTAGGCTCAATATGAACCTCCTGACCGAATGCTTCCATAAAGTCACCAACAAGTTCAAAATTACTTGGGACTGTCATTCTTCTGCCTTTTTCGTTCTCGGACTTTCGCAGCCTGTTTTGCGGCATTGCGAGCATCACTAGGTTTTTCGTAATAAGCGCGACTCTTCAGCTCTGCTAGCGGCTCTTTCATTTTGCGCTTGAGCACTCGGAGTGCGCTTTCAATATTATTGTTCCGTACTTTGACTTTCATTGAACCTCTTGGGATTTGGGTCGCCCCAAACTTGGCGGGCATCTACTTTACGATATGGAATATGAGTATCACCAGTCTCAACCATCACAGTCACAGGCTTGCCTGCTTTCCATGCACGCACCTTGTTCAGCATACGCTGAGCAGGATCAGTATTCCGGTTACGAGTAGTACCGTGAATACCTTTGCTGGTTTGACTTGCACGTTGACGCTTACGCTTTGCCATTAGTAATCTTCCTCTCCAAAGTAGCCATAGTCTTCGTCAGTACCCCAACCAGCAGAAGCAAGTGCGTCTGCATCGTCGGAGAAATCGTTAGAGATAAATTCGTCTTCAAAGTCCCAATAGTTATCAAGCTCGTCAATAACTTTTTGAACGTCCACGGGATCAGTTTCATCAAACATTGTGTTCCTCCGGCTTAGGGCGATCAAAGGCCCAACCTCTATCTTGTAAATATTTTGCTTGCTTTACACAAGCATTATAGCTTCGGTTAGGAATAATCTCTTCCAGCATATCCCAAGGAACAATGTAGTACCACTTTGATAACAGTACTCTTTCTTTGTGTGTCCAAGGGCGAGGCATAGTTGAAATTTTCCTTTCTTTCCTAACTTTGAATACATATTATAGGGGATTTCACCTCTCGTGTCAAGAGTTATTTTTCGGAGAACACTTTTAAAAAATAATTCTTGACTTTTGCTTTTAAAAATAGTATAATATCTCCAAGTGAAAAAAGCAGCTCAAAAAAGAGCGAGAGAGGAGTTAAATGTGGTATCCCTCGAAGCATTTATTATATTTGGATTCTGTCTGCTAGGCTGTGCTTACACAAGTTGGAAAGCAGGTCAGGCACGAGGAATTGTCGCAACCCTTCACTACTTGGAGAAAGAAGGAGTTATCACTCTCGAAGAAAAATGAAAGATTGTGTGTATTACATCATGATAGTAGACGAAATGGGAAAGTCAACGACTGACCCTATGGTCTGCTTTACTAGCGAAGAGGCGGCGGAAGAAGCGGCCAAGGAACAAGGACTCCAGAACTACTGGATCTTTGAATGGGACGTAAGTTAATATATGAATCGTGAACAAGTATTCGAGCAACTCAAAATTGATGAAGGAGTTAAGTACGAGGTTTATCTCGACCACTTGGGTTATCCTACGTTCGGGGTTGGACACCTTATTCAAAAGACTGACCCGGAGCATGGAGCCGAGCCCGGTACGCCCGTATCTGAAGAGCGTGTTTGGGAAGCTTTTGAAGCCGACCTCGAAACCGCAATCGACGAGTGTTACACTCTATACGGCCCAGGGACGTTTAACAACTTTCCGGCCGAATTCCAAGAAATCCTGGTTAATATGATGTTCAATATGGGGCGCCCTCGCCTTACCAAGTTTCAAAAATTTAATGCCGCTCTTCTCGAATGTGACTGGAGCAAAGCAGCAGCTGAAATGGTCGATAGCCTCTGGTATCGTCAAGTAGGTGTTCGAGCAACTCGTCTGTGGGATCGGATGAAGCATGTTTAATCTGACTGGTCCTCTTGTTATTGTTATTCTCGTCGGGGGCGGAGCGGGGTATGCGTACTATAAGGATACTCAGTCTCGCATGGCTATTCTTCAAGAAAACAATGCAAAACTGGAGATGGCAGTTAAAACCAACGAGGAAGCTCTGAAATCAATGCAAGCGGACCTCAAGTTAGCAAACGAAGAGGCACAGCGAGTCAACGCTGAATTTGCAAAGATTCGTGAACAAAACAGTGTTCTTACGAACAAGCTAAATCGCCATGACATTGGATTACTTGCAGCAGCCAAGCCCGGACTTGTAGAGCGCACGGTAAATCGTGCCTCTGCGAAAGCAATGCGCTGCTTCTCTCTACTGTCGGGTGCGACTTACACAAAGGAAGAAATCAATGCAACTTCTGCAAAAGAGTTTAATAGTGAGTGCCCTTGGCTTTGGCCTGGCCGGATGCCTGGCAACGAGCCCGCAGAGGTTGGAGGTAGCGAGCAAACCGATAAAGAGACCGCAGCTTATCTTGCCAGCCGCCGAAGCTCTGAACAACAATCGTCCGATTGAGTGGTATATCATTACCCCTGACAATGCAGAAGAAGTATACGAGCGACTTGCAAAAAAGGGTCGTCCTCTTGTACTCTTTGGTCTGACAGACAAAGGCTATGAAAATCTAGCTCTGAATCTGTCAGACCTTCGTGCCTTCATTCAGCAAAAAGAAGCTATCATTGCTGCGTATGACAGGTACTATATCGAAGCACAAAAAAGTATTGAAGAAGCCGATGCAGAGCTAGATCGCATCGAAGAGAAAGTAAATACTTATAAACCAGAAGAGCCCAAACGAGACTGGACTCCCTGGAACTAAGCTCCAAATAATCCTTGACTTTTCTTGCTATAGGGTGTATAATACACACTATGAATATTTTTGTGCTTGACAATGACCTCGACAAATGTGCTGAATACCATGTGGATAAGCACATTGTCAAGATGCCCCTTGAAGCTGCACAGATGCTGTGCACGAATCATTGGGTAGATAAGTATATCGGCTATGCACCCAGGAAACTCACAAAAGAAGAACTCGCGCTTTTACGAGAAGTTAAAGCTCGTGAGCCGCGAGATTTTCCCTATCTTCCTACTATGCACAATCACCCTTGTACTATATGGGCTCGTAGCTCCGTCGAAAACTACAACTGGTTATTCGCGTACGCTCTTGCCCTCAACGAAGAGTACAGATACCGATATGGAAAAGAGCATAAGTCAGTGTGTGAAGTTATACTCCGACTCCCCGATATACGACATATCGGATCAGACGGACTTACTCCATTTGCACAAGCTATGCCTGACGAACTTAAAGGAGACGACGCCGTAGAGGCGTATCGTCGGTTTTATCACAAAGACAAAGCAACATTTGCTAAGTGGAGTTTTCGAGAGAAACCTCCTTGGTGGAGTGAAACAGAAGCCAGCTATGAATCACGAATTACTCGATAATCTGAAATCCGTGGGAATTGCAGCAGTAATCATGGTTTTTCTAGGATTGAGTATTGTGGGCCAGTACAAATATCATACTATTTATAGTCAGTATGGCCCTCTTTATCAGCAACCTCCGTTAATTTAGGAATAAGTAGATGAGCGAAGTTAACCTAATTGCGTTGAGCAAGCCAAGCGCCATCACAGACTGCCATACGGCAGAAGAGCTTGTTGCTTATGCAGCGCGAGTAAGTAATCCTGCGAATCAAAATAACATGAAAACGGC